GAATATAGTGATGAAGTATTATTGTTTTTACAAGATGAAGAGCTTGAACAAACTGAGCAAATAATTGGTCCAATAAGTTATTTGTTTAAGTAATTAATGCTGGCGCAGAATATAAAAAGATTAAGATGGCATGCAAAGGCGGGGACTTGGAAGCATGTTTCAGATAATCCATCTTGTGTTCCGCTTGGTGCTAAGCACAAAGAAGAAGAACCAACTCGTGACAAAACGTCACGAGTTGATGACATTGATCCGGCTCGTGTAAACTAAAGTAAAACTATATTGGAGAGATGTGAGTGAAGAAAATAAGATTTACCTTAATAAGTTCATACCTCGCGACTACCAATTACCTATTGTTGATGCAATAGAGAATAAAGAGTACAAGAGAGTAGTCGCAATTATGCCAAGACGTTCAGGAAAAGATATTGTTGCATTCAATCTTGGAATACGGCAGTGCCTTAAGAAAGTCTGCGTTGTTTACTATATATTTCCTACCTATGCACAAGCTAAAAAAGTCATCTGGGACAGTATTACGACCGATGGCATGCGTTTTACCGATTTTATACCATCTGAATTAGTTACATCCATGAACGGACAAGAAATGAAGGTTCGTTTTATGAATGGCTCAATTCTTCAGCTTGTTGGTTCTGATAATATTGATAGTTTAGTCGGAACAAACCCAACTGCATGTATTTTTTCTGAATATGCCATTCAAGATCCACGTGCGTATCAATTTATACGTCCTATTTTAACAGCTAACGAAGGATGGGCGCTGTTTATATCGACACCGCGTGGAAAGAATAACATGTATGATTTGTATCAGCTTGGTTTAAGGTCTAAAGAATGGTTTGCATATTATCTCACACTTGATGATACAAAGCATATATCTCAAGAGGCTATAGACCTTGAGCGCGAAGAAGGCATTATGTCTGAGGATCTTATCCAACAAGAATATTATTGCAGTTTCGAATTAGGAGTTGAGGGTGCCTATTACGCTAAGTACTTTGATAAAATGAGAAGAAACAACCAAATTGGAACGGTTCCATGGGAGCCAGCATTTAAAGTACATACTGCTTGGGATATAGGAGTTAGGGATTCAACAACGATTATCTTCTTCCAGAATATTGGCCAAACAGTTAGAATTATTGATTGTTATGAGCATGCAAAGGAAGGCCTTGAGCATTACGTTAAGATTGTTGAGTCTAAGCCTTATTCTTATGGTAGGCATATTGCACCACATGATATAGCTGTTAAAGAATGGGGGTCTGGTATGACTCGTATAGAGAAAGCTCGTCATCTTGGAATAAAGTTTATTACGGCAAGAAATATATCTATTGAAGATGGCATTGAGTCTGTAAGATCTGCGTTAAGTAAGATATGGATAGATAGTGATAAATGTGTACCGCTTATTAAGGCTTTAGAGAACTACAGACAAGAGTATGATGCGAAAAAGAAGATATATAATAACTTTCCTCTTCACGATTATTCGTCACATTTTGCAGATGCAATGCGTTATTTATGTGTATCTTTACCAAGAACAAGGGATGGATTATCGTCAGAAGATCTTGATAAAAGATATCGAGAAGCTATATATGGAACAGATGGTGGATTACCAGATGTTTTTAGAAGTGGGAGACGTTAAAGTCTTTACGGAACAGTAAAATTATACTATATAAAATATAAGGAACTATAGCTCAGTTGGACAGAGCAGCGCAGAGATACGCGGTCGTAGGTTCGACTCCTGCTAGTTTCTTATCAATCCCTAAGCGCACTTAGTTCGTTCTAGGGCTGGGTGCGCACCCCATAAAATTATATTACCAGTAATAGTCTTGCTATATTACTCACATATCAATAAAATATTTATCATTAATACTTACACATCGTATGTTGCACAAATTATGTATTGAGAGTCTAATGAATTAGCCACTGGATTTTGATCCAAATTATTGTAAAAGGGGATAAGATATGCTTTTTCCACAGCTTGGCTCAAGTTTCTCTGAAGAAAGTGATAATTATATCTTAGCGAAGATGTCTAACTTTTATAAAGAGAGCATCACTATAAATCAGTCTTTTTGGGCTGAAGCTGAAATGGATACTCGTTTTAACGCAGGTGACCAATCGCTATGGAATGAGCTTTATGCTCATATTCCATCTGCACGAGGAAAAGAATTTAATTTTAATCGTATTCGTCGTGTTACTAATATGATTTCTGGACAACAAAGAAAGAATCGCAAGTCTACTATCGTTACACCAGTTGAAAACGGTGATGAACAAACAGCCGATCAATTCTCTAAACTTTTAATGTGGATTAATCAACAAGAAGGTGTATTAGAAACTGTATCTGATGCATTTCATGGATCTTTAGTTACAGGCATGAATCTTCTACAGGTATGGGTTGATTACAGAACGGATCCTGTTTCAGGTAATATTAAGGTAGATAGTTGTGATTACAATAGTTTTCTTATAGATCCGTTCTTTAAGAAGAAGGATTTATCAGACTGTAATGGTATTTGGAAACGATCATATCTTACTAAAAATGAAGCTATTTCTCTTCTTCCTGATCATGAAGATACAATTGAAAATATTAATATAAAAGAAGCTCGCGATGACAAGTTCCAACATATGCCTGAATCCTTTAACTTTAATCTTGGCAGTTTGCTTCCATACGACGAGTTCTATTATAAAACATACCGTAAACAAAACATGCTCATTGATTCTCAAACAGGCGAAACACTTGAATGGCAATCTAATGATCAAGACAGACTTAATGAATTTTTAAGAATATATCCAAGTGTTACTATCGTTAAACAAGAAGTACCAACAGTTAATCTTGCTATAGTTATCTCAGGTAACGTGTTATACGATGGACCAAATCCACTTGGTATAGATAATTATCCCTTTGTACCTATTTTAGGGTATTATAATCCTCAAATGTCTGATTATTCTTCAAGAATACAAGGTGTTGTGCGCGGTCTTCGTGATGCGCAGTATCTTTATAATAGAAGAAAAACTATAGAGCTCGACATACTTGAAAGCCAAGTTGCTTCAGGATGGATATATAAAGAAGATGCTCTTGTTAATCCAAAAGATATATTTATGTCTGGCCAAGGTAAAGGTTTAGCACTTAAAGACACTGCCCAAATGACAGATGTTCAACAAATAGTTGCTCCTCAAATACCACCTTCAATGATTCAACTTTCAGAACTTCTTGGTAAGGAAATACAAGAAATATCTGGAGTTAATGAAGAATTACTTGGTTCTGCTATGGATGATAAAGCTGGCGTTTTATCCATGCTTAGACAAGGTGCAGGCCTTACAACCTTACAGGGTCTTTTTGATAATCTTGATCATGCTCAAAAGCTACTTGGTAAAATAATGATTAATGTTGTTCAAAACAACTTTACTCCAGGTAAAGTACAACGAATTATAGAAGAACAACCATCCAAACAGTTCTATAATAAAGCTTTTGGTAAATATGATGCAGCAGTTGAAGACGGTCTTAATACAACTACTCAACGTCAAATGCAATTTGCTCAACTTCTACAACTTAAAGAAGCTGGAGTTGCTATACCTGACGATGTCTTACTTGATGCTGCAACAGTTCAAAATAAAGCTAAACTTACTGAATCCATTAAAGCAGCTAACGAAGCAAAACAACAAATGGAACAAATGCAAATGCAATCTGCTCTTAAAGAAGAACAAGCACGTACTGAACTTGCACAAGCACGAACACTTGCAGATAAGGGTCTTGGCTTAGAAAGAATAAGCAGAATAGAAGAAAACCAAGCACTTGCAGTTGAACGAAGAGCTGAAGCTAAGAAAGATGAAGATCAAGCTCTGCTTAATATGGTAAAAGCACTTAAAGAAATAGATGATATAGATCTTAACCAAATGGAACGACTTGTTACTCTTTCAAGAACATTAAGAGGTGAAGGCGAAGTACCAGCAAGCACAAGTGCCAGCGCAAGTGCCAGCACAAGTGCTGCTATAAGTTCTGTTATGGCACCTAAGCCTAAGGCTGCTACTACTCAACCAACGGTTTAACAATGAAGAAGATATTAGCAGTTCTATTACTATTTTTGGCTCCTTGCTTTATTAGTTGTGATAATAAAGAAGTGATTATAGAAACTTTGTCTGATAATATTCGTACCCTGTTTGATATGGCAGGGACGAGGGCTAAAGATAAGAGTGAAGTGAGAATAGAGAAGTCAGTTGCTTCATTTTCAGATGTTTATAATGCTATATATGCCCAGTTAAATGAAGATCCGACTAATAGAAAGATCAAGAAAACTGTATCTAGATTTAATAAGAACATGAGAACGTTAGAGGTTAATCTTTGTACTCTTCTTCAGAGTGTTGAAGACGGAGAAATAAATCATAGAGCAGCTGAAAGGGTATTTATTTCACTAGAGAATCTTAAGAATAATGTAGAAGATAGTACATTAATAGAAGACACATTAAAGATAAGATTTGTAAAATCTGTAAAGATTATAGTTATTAGTGCTACTTCTATAATTAGTCTTATGTTTATAAATAAAGTTTATAACATGATGAAGCCAGACAAGAAAGAAGAAGAGTTTGTAGAAACGCTTGATGTTATAGAAGATGGAATGGAGCAAGTTTCAGGAAAGGCTAAAGAAGCTGGTACATTTGCTGAACGTGCTTTGAATACAACTGCTCGCACCCTTGAGGTTACTGTTAATACTGAAAGAGCAGTTGGAGAACTTGGAAAAAGAGTTGGCACAGCATTAGAAGATTATGAATCTAGAATAGAAGCGCTTGAAAAGAAAAAAGTTCCCATTAAAGAGTTTCAGGAACCGCAACAAGCGGAACTACCCAAACAACCGCTTGTTGCGGTTCCTGAAGCTAGTAAAAAATGGTTTAAATTTGGATAATAAGTCAATGTAACAAGCCTCAACGGTTAGAGGTATTTTATTAACCTTGTAGCAATAAGCTGCAGTTTCCACGAAAGGCCTAATATGGCAAAGAAGTTTCACGGTAACAGTCCTAAATCAATGCCTGCAACATTACCATCAGGATACAAAGTAACAACTAATAATAAAATAGGTGGATCATTTAACGAAACATACGACGATACAGTATCTGGCATCGATAAACAAATCAATGCTGATGTTGCAAGTCTAAGAAAGAACAGCAAAAAGTAATTAAATTAGTATGTGGAGCTGTCATTAAGATGGCTTCTCATACTTTTGAGGAGAAACTATGCCTGTTATGCCAAGAAAAAACGGCAAAGTAAGTACACTTGCAGCTAAGTTGTTAGGATTGCCTGAAATAGTCGACTCTTCTGGTAATATTAAAAAACTAAAAAGCGAGAAGAAAACAAATGAAGAAATATTTAAAAAAGATAATAGAAATATACAAAGAGATTAGAGATTGGATTAGAAAAACACTTGATTCATAGCGGATTGGAGAAGGGAATGGATAAGAAAAGAAAGACACTTGGTGAGCTTTCTACTGAATTAGCAAAAAAGGATTTTGGTCAAATTTCAGTTCGTGATCAATCAAGCGCAATGCTTACTGATTACGAAAAGAACATGTTTGAATCTGTTGAAGAGGGAAAAAAGAAGTTTATTGGAAGCTTTTTTATTGTTGTTATAACTAAAAAAGAACGTATTTTACAGAATGTTATTAGAAATTATTTTGTTGCTCGTGTTTCTTGCCCTACTCCTGATTACGACCAAATTGTTTATAAATATAATAACGTAGAAGATAAGATCGAGTTTATATGGGTAGTTCCATCAAAACATACATGCTTGTTATATCTTAAGAATGCAAAGATAATTGATCCAAAAGAATATGCATTACTTATGTCTATCGTAGATTTTTCTGATGGAACACTATATAAAAAGTGTAAAAAGTTGAACAAAGAAGAAGATAATTCAAATATGATTGTTAATTAACAAAGGAGAAATATGGAAGAAGAATCAAGACAGAACGAAGTTTTAGAAGAAACTCTAGGCGCAGTTAACGAAACAATTGAAGAAGTAACAAAGCAAGAAGAAGCTGTAAAGGAGGATGTTTCATCTAGTGATGTACCATCTAGAGATGTACCATCTAGAGATGTTTCTCCTTCTAGCAATCTAATAAAACTACGTGAAGCCAAGGAGAAAGCAGAATACGAACGCGATAAAATATTAGAGTATTATCGTAATGATCAACAACAAAAGAAACCTGAGCCAGTAGAAGAATTTAATGATTTTAATATTGGTGAAGATGATCTTGCTGAAGGAAAACATCTTAATAAAGTTGCTAAAAGAATAAGAGAACTTGAAAAGCAAGTTTCACAATTTCAGAAACAATCTACAGCTACAACAACGGAAGTTCGCTTAAAGAACAAGTATCCAGATTTTGATGTTGTTGTAAATTCAGATAACCTTTCAATTTTGAGAAAAGATTATCCTGAAATAGCTAATACTATTAATGATTCTAAAGATCTTTATAACAAAGCAGTTACTGCATATACAATGTTAAAGAAACTAGGAATACATATCGAAGATACTCATGAAACAGAAAAGAAATTAGTTCAAAGAAATATTTCTAAGCCAAGATCTCTTGCAAGTATTTCACCACAACAAGGAGATAGTCCTTTGTCTCATGCAAATGCTTTTGCTAACGGGCTTACTCCTGAATTAAAAGCAAAACTGTATCAAGAAGTTCTTGCTGCTAAAAAAAGACATTGATATACTTTAGATAGTATTCTTTTCTTAGTGGGTGAGATTACTACTGTTTCCGTGTGCGGTTTTACTCCTTTTCTTGCCGCATGCGGAGTTTTTTTGACTATTTTCTAATTTCCACAAATCTTTTTTTATTGCATCTATATATGAAGAATGCTTATACTATACCTGCGTATTGAAGAGTCGCGTCTTCGTTCTTTATCTGACGTAATGAGCCTCGTCAACTCACTTCGACGTAATGAGCCTCGTCAACTCAAATTGACGTACGTGCGCTTCGTCAGCGTTTGTTAAATTTATATATTTATGTTGATAGGAAGTTATATGGCTATTACAACTACAACGCTCCTTCCAGCAGCAGTACAACAAAGTTTTGATGCTAAGTTGTTGGCGATTCCTGTTCCTCATATGATCCACAAAATAGCTTCAGTTAAAAAGAGTATGCCAGCACATGGTGGCAGAATCTTGCGTATGGAAAGATATAATCCACTCGCAACAGCTATGGTTCCATTGGGAAACTCAGGCGATACGCCACCACAACAAAACGTCACTAAAGTTGATATTGATGCTGAAATTTCATTTTTTGGAACACATGTTGCTATAAATGAACAAGTCATCTTGCAATCACAAAGCCCAATATTAAATATTAATATTGAACGACTTGGTGTTTCAATGCGTCAAACAGAAGATACACTTACAAGAAACATGCTTGCTTCTACAGCAACATTTGTTAACTGTACAGATGGTATCAATGGCGATACACCATCAGAAATTACACGTTCTGATGTTGATAATGTTTCTAGATCTTTGTTAAATAATGATGCTAAAACAATAGAAGAAGGTATTGAAGGTACTAACAAGTTTGGTACAGCTCCAATACGCGATGCTTATATTGCTTTAGGATCAACACAACTATCTAAAGATCTTGATAATTGCACAGGATTTATTCATGCAAGCCAATATCCTTCAAGAATGGCCGCCCCTTCTGAAAGAGGATCAATTGGTGATGTAAGATTCTTCTTATCTTCAATCGGTTCTTATACAGCAGCTGCATCTGCACTTGGCGCAACTGTATATAACAGCTTTATTGTTGGTCAAGAAGCTTATGCAAGTATTGAACAAGATATGTATAGCGCAAAGACAATATACCGCGGACCTGAATTTAGTGGCCCATTAGCACAAAATTCAACCTTGGCATATAAATTTGCAGAATGCCCAAGAATCTTAAATGATCTTTGGATTTTTAATCTTAGAACAACACTAGCGTAAGGAATATGTATGAACACTATTAACCATCAAGGTAACTTTTCGTCTGATGGAACAGACAAGTACATTAACATAGGCTCAGGTGTAGATTGGGTACATGTAAGAAACCTTACAACAATAGCATCTTCCACACAGTGGGTTGGAACAGAATGGTTCTGGCAACGTGGAATGACAAATGACGATGCTATTACTAATTTCCATGCTACAGCAAGCCAAATAATCTCTACTTCTACGTGCGCAGTTGGTTATAATAGCGTAACGTATAATGGCGTATCTCTTATAGACACATCACTTAAAACCTATGGTTCTATTGTTGCGTCTACAGGAGTATCGGCCGCAGCACCTCCTTTGGTTGCAACAGCTTCAACAACAGGTCTTGTTGCTAACAAAACAATTGTTCGCTTAACAAACATGCTTGGATCAACACAATATTCAGGTATGGACTTTACAGTTGGTGCTGTTGTCGCAGACACAACATTTGCATTAGCTCACGTTGCACTTCCAGTAGTGTCAGCATTGGCTGGTGAATGGCGTGTTGTTGATTATGATGCATCGTATTACCCAAGACGTCGTTATATTACAGCTATTAGCAACGCAGCTTCAGCTGTTGTAGTTACATCTGTAACAAATGACTTTACTGTCGGTGAAAAAGTACGATTTATTGTACCATCAGCATTTGGAATGACTGAAATCAACAATCTTGTTGGAACAGTTACCGCAGTTGTACAAACAGGTACAACAGGTAATAACACAGTAACTGTTAATATTAATTCGGCTGCATTTACAACATTTGCATTCCCTTTAACAGGTGTATCATTTACACAAGCTCAATTAGTTCCAATTGGTGAAGACATGCCAACTGCTCTCGCTTCAGGACTTTCAAGTCTTGGTGGCGCGACTCTTGATAAAGACTTCATCGGATTCAAACTTGGAACAAGTTCAACCGCAGCCATAGCGCTCGGTTCAGCTGGTGGAACAAGTGGTGATGCTATTAAATGGCGTGCTGGTAAGTCTTTCGAATATTAGTAAGTAATTTCCGATTTCCGATTCTCTATAGTGGGATCGGAAATCGGAAATAGTTATACAAAGGAGAATTTTATGACAATAGAAATAAAACAAAAAGAAATAGATTCAAACAGCGAACTTCTTAAGTTAAAAAAAGAGATGGAATCTTTTAAGGACGAGTCTTTTAAATTATCTAAAGAAATTGCAGAAGCTAAGCTTGAGCTCTCGAAATTAGAAAAAGAAAAACTAGAAAAATACGCTAAAGATGAAATCAAAAGAATCGCTACTTTAAAATCAACTGTTGAAAGACGTAAAGCACAAGAAAGATTACGCATAAAAGATCGCGAAAAAGTTAAAGGAATCTTTAGATACTATGAAATACCAGGCGGAGCCCTAGCATTTAATTTTAAAGTATATAAAGGTGATCCTATTGAATACTATTCTTTTAATGATGGAGAAATATATACTATTCCTTTTGGTGTAGCAAAACATCTTAATAAGAACGGATGGTATCCTATTCATAGATATGAAAAAGATGAAACAGGTAAATCAACAACAAGAATAGGTCAAAAAGTAAGACGATTTGGTTTTCAAGGTTTAGATTTTATTGATCCTGAAGAATTTAGTTTTGGTGATAAACAAATAGTAACTATCGAACACTTATAGGTAACTGGAGGGAACATGTCAAACTGTTATGCAGTCGAAGATCCTATTTATCAACCTGGAATGAGAATTATATCTGCTATAACAAAAGCTAGTCCTGCAGTAGTAACAACAACTTTTGATCATGATTTTATAACTGGTACTATTGTTAGACTTGTAATACCAAGAGCAGATGGAATGACACAGGGTGATAAATTAACAGGAGAAATAACGGTAACAGGAACTGATACATTTTCTATAGATATAGATTCAAGACTTTTTGATACGTTCTCTATTCCTTCTTCTCCATCTCCACATACAGACGTATGCGCATTAGTTATCCCAATTGGATCAAAAAATAGTATTTTAACAATAGCTACTAAAAATACATTATAATGTATAGGAGTCCATAATGGCTGTTCCCTCTCCAGATAGTAATCTTTCTACCCTTACTCAAATAAGAATAAAAGTAAGAAAGTTAACTCGTAGTCCGTCTACCTCACAATTAAGTGATACTGATATCGATGCTCATATAAACAACTTTGTTTTATATGACTTTCCACGGCATTTAAACCTATTTACTTTAAGGAAGACTTTAAGTTTTTATACAAAACCATATATAGACGTATATGAAAACAATACAACACTTACAACAGATCCTCTTTATAACTTCATTAATAAATATAGTCATGTATATAGCCCTATTTATATTAGTGGATCTAGAACTAGTTATTCTCAATCAATAGATGAATTCTTTTCTTCGCATTCTAAATTAAGTTACAAAGTTGACACCGGACATACGGGTAATGCCGTTACTACAACATTTGCCGGAACACTTTCATCTAATCCTATTTTACAAAATAATGTTTCTTTTACTTCAATAGGTGCTGATAGTGTTGGATTAATCGCAATAGATGTTCCAATAAAAGATGGAGTTACTGGATATAATACTATGACAGGTAATCTTGTTGTTCCTGGAACTGATACAAGTATAGGAACCATTAATTATGTTTCAGGTGTCTATTCAGTTACATTTCCAACAGCTCCAGCGCTAGATCAAAAAATATATAGTAATACTATTCCTTTTACTGCGGGTAAACCAACCTCTGTTCTCTATTTTGATAACAAGTTTACATTGCGTCCTGTTCCTGATGTATCATATCGTGTTGATTTAGTAGTACAAGAAAGGCCAGCAGAGTTTTTAGCAACAGCAACTACTAAGGCGCCTGAATTATCTGAATGGTGGCAATATATAGCATATGGAACTGCTAAAAAGGTCTTTGAAGACAGAATGGATATGGAAAGTATTTCTAATATTATGTCTGAGTTTAAACAACAAGAATTACTTGTTTTAAGAAAATCTATTATCCAACAGTCTAATCAAAGAACCGCAACTATATATACCGGTCATTCAAACCAAGATTTCTATAATAGTGAAGGAAACTAATGGCATATGATGAAAATAAACCAGCAGCAGCTGATAAGCTTTCTGCGTCACAACTAGATATTCTTAATAACTTTACAGCTATAAAAACAGCATTTGAAATAAACCATGAAGACTTTAATGCTGGAGGACAAGGAAAACACATACATGTTACTTTGCCACAACAAACAGTTGGCGGAACATTTCCTCCAATAACAAGCGCTACAGAATGTGGGATGTATTGCAAGACTGATGGTACTAGTCCAGCTGTTTATTTTAGAAAACCTGGTCAAATGGTTGGTGATACAACTAATGATATTAGTTTATCTACACCTATTACAGGATCTTCTGTTGGCACTACATTAATGAACGGTCTTATAATAAAATGGGGTTCTGCTGTTATGGCTACAGGGAGCTATAATAAAACAATTGTATTTGCCGATGCTTTTTCAACGGGAGCACTATTTACACAATTAACACCAACTGCAACTTCTTTTACTGGTGCGGCTAAAGACCATGTAATAATTGTAAAAAATCTTACAACGGCTGGTTTTAGTGTAATAAGACATCCTTCTGATATAACAGCTACATTTAGTTTCTATTATCTTGCAGTAGGTTATTAGGAGTAACGTTATGGCATCTCCATTCGATAAATTCTTGATAGCACCACTTAATACTGGTCTTCAAACCGATGTAGAACCATGGCTTATTCCAGATGATGCTTTCGAGTCATTAAATAATGCTTATATTTTAAATGGCAAACTTAAAAAACGATTTGGTAGCACTTATACAGGTTATGGTTATTCAAGCGATCTTACTGAACAGTTATTCTCTCGTTTAAGAATAGGATTGCTAAGTAGTTCTGCTTCAGTTGGAACTACTAATGGAGTTACAGGTAATTTAAGCGGAACTGTTGCAGGAGCTTCTGGAGCTATAGGACAACAATTTGTTATAGGAGCAGAGGTATTTACTGTAGCTGTACTTGGAACTCCTGGAATTATGACTACAACTGGTGCTGCAACAATACATACATTTAATACAACTACTGGTGCATTTGTTATTGAGGGAGCTGCCCTTGCAACTGAATGTTTTTTCTATTCTTCTGGAATTGGTACAACTCGGGCAGATGGTTCTGCAACGGGAATTGTTCCCGGAGCTATATTTAAAGTCGGACAAATGTTTTCTATTGGAACAGAGATATATACTGTTTCTGTCTTGGGAACTCCTGGAATAATGTTAGCTTCCTCTGGAACAGCAACCGTATTTACTTTTAATACTACTACTGGAGCGTACGTATTTACTGGTGCTGATGCATCAAAACAAATATATTTTTATCCTTCAGAACCTGTAATGGGTCTTACTCAATATGAATCAGATGCAATTAACGATAGACCTGCAATCGCATTTGATACTCAATATGCTTATAAATATTCCGGGGGATCTTGGGGATTTTCGGGACCCACATTACCAAAAAGATGGAATGGTGGTAATGCAGATTTCTTCAATAGTACTAGATGGCGTGGATTAAAAGCAGAAAATTCAATACTTTTTACTAGTAATTATCATGCAGATGTTCCAACTGCTGTCGATACTGATGATCCAATTCGCTACTACGATGGAACTATTTGGACAGATTTTAGTTTTGAAACAATTGTAGGTGGAAACAAAATTTTAACCTCTAAGATCATTATTCCGTTTAAAGATAGATTAGTTCTTTTAAGTACTATAGAGCAAAACACTGGCGGAACTGTTAATACTGAATTTAAAAATAGATGTAGATATTCTCATAATGGAAGTCCTTTAGATACAAATGCATGGCTAGAAAAAAATCAAGTTGGATATACCGGTGGTGGCTGGATAGATGCTGCAACAAAAGAACAAATAATGAGTGCAGAGCTTATAAGAGATAGATTAATAGTCTACTTTGAGCAAAGCACTTGGGAAATAGTCTATACAGGTAATCAAATTCTTCCTTTTTTATGGAAACAAATCAATCCAGAACTTGGATCTCAGTCCATGAATTCAACCATTCAATTAAATAGGTCTATTGCAACAATAGGATCAAGAGGAATTCATGAATGTAATGGAGCAAACGTAGAAAGAATAGATAGAAAAATACCAAAAGAAGTATTTAAAATAAGTACAGATAATAATGGAATTGATCGTGTTGCTGGTATAAGAGACTTCTATACTGAAATGCTCTACTGGAGTTTTCCAAAAAGTAATGCTGAAGAATATGCAGACGTATATCCAAATAAAGTCTTAGTATATAACTATAAAAATGGATCTTGGGCATTCAATGATGATTGTATTACTGCTTTTGGTTCATTTGAACAACAAGAAGACGTTACGTGGGAATCACTTGGAGATTTAACTTGGAAAGAATCAGATAGAGCCTGGGATTCAGGAGTTATGCAAGCAGACTTCAAGCAAGTTATTGCAGGAAATCAACAAGGATTTGTTTTTGTTATAGCTCCAGATGTTACTACTAATGCGCATGTTATGCAGGTTTCAAAAGTATCATATGCTGATTCTGGTGATAGCGTTCTTATAACATTAACTATAAAAGATCACACGATTAAAAACAGTGAGTATATCAAGCTTGCAAATATGACAGGATTAACTATTAGTGGAAATGGAATCTATTCAATAACAATAGTTGATGCTGACACAATTACTATTCTTGTTAAGACATGCACTGGAACATACCTAGGTGGTGGAACAGTAGCCAGAGTTTCAAAGATAGATATTTTATCTAAACAATGGAACTTCTATATGAAAGAAGCAGCAAACATATATCTTTCGCAAATAGATTTTATAGTTAAGAGAACATCTGCAGGAAAAGTTACAGTTAATTACTATCCTTCTACGTCTAGTTTAGATCTTATTGATGAAGCAACAACTACGGATACATTGATAGGAACTAATATACTTGAAACAAGCGCATACACTTTAGAACCATTTGAACAAACACAGGATAGATTAATTCATAGAGTTTATTTTGCAGGTGAAGGCAACTGTGTTCAGATACATATATACTTATCGCCAACTCAAACCATGGACCCAAGTATAGTTGAATCAGACTTTCAACTTGAAGGCATGATTGTTTATACAATGAAAACAGGAGGTTTTTAAATGGGAATAAATGTTTTAATTAGAGTTGTAATTTTAGTGTTAGCTGGTCTTTGTGGATATACTGCTCAAAAGTTATTTAAACAAAGTGATTCTTTTGTAGAGCAAACAGCTGAAGAATATATAAAAGATGAAATAGGATTAGATATAGATTTTAGTTCTGAAGATAAGAAAGAATAAGAAATGTCATCAACAGACAACGGTGCATTTATACCAGTTGATTCTTTTAGTGTCTCAGAAATTTCTTCTACCGATATTAGAAGTTCTGAGTTTAAGGATTTACTTGTTCGTTTATATCAAAATCTTAATTTAATGGCGATTGGTATTAATAACAGAGATGCTGGATTCTATGATACAAGTGAGTTTGTGTGTGGACAGCAATTCTTTCCTGATCCATCGTTAACATCTGAGAGCGCACAAACTCCTGTGTTTAGAAATGTATTTAGAAAAGTAGTTATTTTTGGGGCTCTTCCAAATACAACCAACAAAAGTGTTGCGCATGATATAACAACTACGATAAATACTAGTTTTACAAGAATGTATGGAGTTGCTACAAAGCAGCATGCAGATGCTGTTAGTTTTAGCTCACTTGCTATACCAAACACAGATATAAAATTGGAACTGGATGGCACTAATGTTATTATAACAACAGCAGCAGATTTAACAGCGTATACGATAACGCATGTAATTTTAGAATATATTAAATCTTAACAAGGCATCGCCTTAGTAGGGAGAATGTTATGGCTGGATTTCTAGATTCATTAAGCAGAATGTTTATGGGACAAGAGGGTGGTCCATTACAAACTTCTCGCTACGCCCCAGAACAAGAATCAATTTTAAACCAATTTATGAAGAGAGGTGCAGCTGCATCTGATTTTGGTCCTATAGAACAACAAGAAAAACAACGATTCTCTGAAGAAACAGTTCCTGGATTAGCAGAAAGATTTACTGCAATGGGTGGTGGTCAAAGATCTAGCGCTTTTGAAGGAGCACTTGGACAAGCATCTGCTGGATTAGGAACAGGGCTTAGTGCTTTGCGTTCACAATATGGCATGCAACAAGCTCAAATGGGATTTCAACCACGATTTGATACTGACTATATGCAACGACAACCAGGATTAATTGAACAAGGTATAGGTCCAGCATTAGGAATTGCCGGTAAAGCTGGTCAGCAATATGGAGAAAACAACGTAGACGCAAAAGGAATGGTGGCTGGAATAATGAAACTTTTAGCATTATTAGCATAGGATAATAATATGAGACAAATAATTAATGATCCATCTTTTGCAACAAATATTGCAACCGGTCTTACTTCGTTATTAAAAAACAAGCTTGTTCAGATGACGGATAGACAGCAAAAAGCAGGTGTAACTAAAGCGATGACTCCTTTGTTTGGAGAAGAAAATGCAAAGGCTTTTTCTGGTTTACCAGAAAATCAACTCCCACAATTATTGAAAACTCTTATGTCCTCTGGTAGTGATGGAGGAGGAGAACAGAATCCTTTTATGCAATCTCTGTTACAAAACATGCAACAACCGACTAATAGTGGCGGTCCTGAAACTGATCAATTTCAACAAATGATGCAACAAGCAGGATCAAAACAACAAGGTCTTCCAAGTCAAGAAGGACCTTATGGTGCTTATGCAGCTCAAATGCGAGGAGAACCTATTGAAGGTCCAACAAAAGAAACTCCATCTTCTAAGTCAGGACAAAGAGCATTATCTGGAGCTGTTGTTAAAATTAGTAATAAAATAAAAAAACTTCGTACATCTGGTAGAGATGTTCCTAGCAATATTAGAAAAGATTTACATGCTCTTGGGTTGCCAAAAGAAGACATAGAAGCAATAATTGCTAATGATCTTACTCCAAGACTTACAGATTACTTTTTAAATAAAACAAAAAAACGCGACGGAAGTTTTGATCCTAAAAAGGCTCGTCTTCTTGCAAAGAAGTATGGGTTTAAGGCATAAAAATGGCAGATATTTTTGATAATCGTGCTAATCAACTTTCTTCACCTAAGAAAAGTAAAAATTCGTTTAAAAAACAGGCTGAATATTATAACAAAACAAAAACGTTCTTTTCTGAATCACCTGAAGGACAAGATCTTGGAACTACATTTAAACAAGGAATACAGGGATCGTCCCTTGGTCAAGCCTTAGGTTTTAGTCCAACAGATATGACAACCAATGTTCCTATGTCACAAAGTCTTACTAAAGCAGCTGGGACTATTGCTGGAGATATTCCTGCAATGACAGGTGGAGCAACGATTGGTGGATTAGTTGGTGGTCCTGTTGGTGCAGGAGCTGGTGCGTTTGCATTTCCAGAATTAATCAAACAGATTCAAGAATATCGAAGAAAGCCCAAAAAAGAACGATTGCTTGATAAAATAAGTGATGTTGCACAAATACCTTGGCAAACGGTAAAGCAAGGAGTAGTTGGCGCAGCAACAAGTTTTGCAGGAGCTCTAGCGCCACTTATTAAGTTTTCTAATCCAGCTGTATCTAGAGTTGCTAAAAGTGCGTTAGGCGAAGCGCTTGTAAAAGGTGGAGCAGAATTTGCTGGAATGACAGGTTCGCAATCTGTACTTGAAGGAAGAGTTCCATCAGTTAGAGAGCTCGGGGAGAATGCTATTTTACTTGGTGGTATGAAGGGTGTTGGATTAGCTGCAAAGGGAATTAGAGCAGTAACTCCAGAATCTATAAAGGCACCTATTGGTAAAGCAGTAGAATCTGTTAAAGCAAAAGCTTCTGGATTGATACCTGAAGCAGCTAAACAAAAGGTTCAGCAATATAAAGATTCTCAAAAATATTATAATTTGCTTAGAAAACATATTGGTGAAAAGAATAAATCTATTGTTGAAAGCCAGTTTAAATGGCGCAACGAATTAGAAAAAGCACAAATTAAAGAAAAATTAACTCCTAAACAATTAGAAGAAGCACTTTATTACAGACAAAAAACAGGAAATCCATCTATTAAAGGTGATACATACGAACAACTTTCAACTCGTATCCCTAAAGAATTACAAAAGACAGTTGATACTGTTATTGATGATCATTTTAAAACAACTCGTGAATTTATGAATAAACATAAATATATAAAAGATGTAAATCCACGAGACGCCCTTGTTGATAAATATATGCCTGGTATGTATGAACCAAGTAAAGATTTTGGAAAGGTTTACGACAAGGTAGCAAAACAATTAAAATTTAAGAATCCAATGGCTGAAATGAAAAACTTTTTGGATTACCAAGAAGCTTTTGAGAAGGCCGGTTTAAAACCACGATTTAAGAACATTTTTCAGATGATGGAAGGTTATGACAGAACTTTCGCTAGAACAGTTTCTGGCGCCAATATGTTACAGGATCTTGAGGGTTTGCAATCAAAATCAGACAGTCCAATTGTAGTAACCAATAGAACTCCTAAGTTATATAAAATTGCTCAACAGGCTGGATTTGTTCCTTTTGATGATTTCACATTGCGAGGATATACAAAAAAAGGTACTACATCTGGAAAACCAACACTTATGCCCGCACTTGTTGCGCCAGAAGCAGCCGGAGCATTTAAAGGTATTTTTAGTCAAGAAGCATTTAAACCAAAAAGTCCATTTCTAAAGGCATATGATACTCTTGGTGATATGGCTAGATTTGGAAGAGTTAGACTTTCATTCTTCCATTTTGTTCCATTAACAGAAAGTTCTGCTGGAGCGCTTGGCGTTCGAAAGGCTTTTAATTTTAGAAACATTGCAGAGCAGGGAAACGACTTACGTGGTAATGCTGAGTTTATGTCTGATGCCGCAGAGCATGGACTTAAAGTTGAACCAGTTGAACGTTACCAACGAGCTAAAAAACTTGGTGCAAAAACTCAAGAACTTGCAGATAGATTAAGTGAAAAAGCTTTAAAAAAGATTCCAGAAAAAGTAGTAGATGTTTCCGGTAAGGCGTTAAAGGCAATTTCATCTCCATTGCGAACTCTTGCTCGTGCTCAAAAGTATTTGTTTGAACAATATCATCCAAATCTTAAAGCTGTTACATATCAAAATTTTATTGATAAAGCGTTTAGTGAATTAGTTGCTGAAGGAAAAGCTCCTTCTGCAGCAGAGCGAACTAAGATTAAATACGACATGGCAGATTTAACTAATGCGCTATATGGTGGTCAAAACTGGGAAATACAACGTGTATTTAATTCTCCTCAATACCGCAAATGGTTAAGTCGTGCTATTGGATATCCTGACTGGTGCTCGGATTATGACACTAGAGCCATGACAAAAACAGGTTGGAAATACCACCACGAGCTTTCTATTGGTGATGAGATTATGGCTTTTGATCCAAAGACAAAAAATCTCGTTTGGAATAAGTTAAATGATATGTATGTAAATACTGATTATGATGGAGACATGGTTCAAATCAAGAATTATAATCGAGCCATAATGGTAACTCCAGATCATACGTGTTATGTAGAACATGATAAAAGCAGGAAGAATCTTATTCTAAAAGCTGCTGAGCTTAATACTCATCATAAGATTCCAAGGTGTGCAGATTTTGCTATATCAGAAAAAGAAATTTACAATGATTATCTCATTAAGATAGTTGGTTGGCTTGTTACTGATGGGCATATATTTAAACGCAAAAGAAAGAAAGTTGACGGAACTTTTTCTTCTAATTATGAAGCAAGAATTACCCAAACTAAACCACATACGGTTGAGATTTTAAAAGATCTAGGATTAAGTTTTTACGTAGATATGAAAAACTATGATCATGGAAAGTTTAAGGCTAATTATCCAAAATATGTGTTTAGAATTCCGACAGATGAAGTAAAAAACATTATTGATGCAGGTATAAATGCTGAAGACAAGACACTTACATGGAAATTTCTAAGCAAACTTAGCAAGCGACAATTAGAACTTTTATATGAAACGATGATGTTTGGTGACGGAACAGGTCAGAATAGATTTTGTGGTAAAGAACGCGCAGTATTTTATATGACATTGGTTCAAGCAATGCTAGGAAAGCCTACAACATTTTATCAACAAGAAAAAAACTGCTGGCGAACAAGGATAGTAAAATCGAAAACAATATCTTGTCATGATAAAAAAATAATTAGCTATAAAGGTACAATTTGGTGCCCATCTGTAGATACTGGGTTTTGGGTTGCAGAACGCAAAGGCCTTATGTTTATAACAGGTAATACAACGTCAGCAGTACGCCAAGCAGCCAATGTATTTTCTGGTGGACTCAAAGGACAAAATGCTAGAAATTATTGGATTAAGTTTGGCGTGAATTCTGTTGCTGCTCATTCATTATTACAGTTTATGTTTGGGGGTATGGAACAATCAGATAAGAAAGATTATAGCGTTAAAGGAATTCGCTGGAATCCTGAAAAAGCTAGACAGTCTGTATTAAGTCCTGATCCAATTGAATGGTTTAAATTCCCATTGCCAGATGTTCCTGTAAAAATAGGTGGGAAAATGTTCAATCCTGGACGTGATGCAGGAACTAAGTGGAAACCAGAAGGTACAAAACTATATTCTCATTTTGGTAAACAAGCACTTGAAATAAAAGATGAAATGTATCATCCATTTAGCACGCTTTTTAGTAAATCAAATCCTTTAATTCAAATGGCGTGGAAGCAAGTTCTTGGTTCATCTCCAAGTAAAAGAGATCCATTTGCAGTTCGAAGCAGATATGTTCCTGCGTCTAGAAAATGGGAAGCATGGGATGCAACTAAAAAAGGAACTCCTGAACGATTTGTTTCAAGGGCAGCACAACTTGTAGAAGATGTAGCACCATTTTCAATGCATGCGTTAAAGCAGCATGGAGTTGCTCCATATTTGGCTACTGGTCTTGCAAGTGTTCCTATATCCAAAGGAACAACTAAATACAAAGCTGAACCAGAATTAGAAAAAGCATTTAAGAAAAATGATATTAAAACGGTAAATAGAATTAGAACTGCTCTTAAAGATAATGGATGGAGCGATAAACAAATAAGATTAATCATTAATAAAGCAAGAAAAGCATCAAAAGATTAACTTATTTCTCTCTTCTTAATTTTTCTACAAGTGCCCTTATAACATATTTTGTAAGGGTACAATTTTTTTCTTCAGTAGTTTTATATAAATAACTATGTATTTTTTCTGGTAAATCTACGCTTAATCGACGCCTTCCATTTCGCGAAAAGGCCAATAGGCTTTTTTTTTTATTAATCTTCTTTGCTATTTCTTCTCTTTTTGTAAGATATAAATGCTTTGGATTAACACACATTCTGTTATTACAGGTTTTTCCTATACACATCTTGTATGGAATCTCTCCATTATATATAATCCAGCTTACTCTATGAGCATTTGTACTTAGATCTTTATAGAAGAATCGAGGATATCCTTTATTATTAGGTTTTCCTGTCCATAGCCAACAATCATCTTCGGTTTCACCTTTTAAGATATTCTTTTTAAAGCGCAATATTGTCTTTAATTTCATAATACTCCTTTTTCCTGGAAACATAGACCAGTTCATTGTTTATGTCAACATTTGTTTTAAGATGTTTGCGTAATTAATATATTAGTTGTTAGCTTACGATATTGTATCTTTTTATTTTTTATAGGAGGTAGTATGGCAAGTTATCACAAGAACCAATTAAATGCTTCAGCATTTGCACCATTGATGTTCGATGATGTATATCCTGCTCCAGTAATTGGAAGTAGAGCCCCTACAACATCTGACAAAGCTGAATATGGAACAATCTGGGTAGATAAAACAGCTGATACTGTATACATACTTACAAGTATTGTAGCAAACTCAGCAACATGGAAGAATCTTAGTGGCGGAGCAGGAACATTTGTAACTGTAACAGCAACTGGAGCAATTCTTGGCGCAACATCTATTACAGCAACAGCTGGAGCTATTACAGCAACCGCTGGAGCCGTAGTTGCTGGAACAACAGTAACAGGTGGAACAGGCGTAACAGCAACTACAGGTAATATAACTTGTACCGCTGGAGATGTTGAAGCAGCTACAGCAACTAAAGGATTTATTTGTGGGTCTGGACTAAAAATTATTGATGGAGCTGGAACACCTCATGCATCAGTTACAGCGCCAAAAGGTTCTCTTTATTTAAGAACTGATGGAACGACAACAAACGACAGAATATACGTGAATACTGATAGTTCAACCACATGGACAGCTCTTACAACAGCTGCATAATTTTACATATTATTCTCTTAGTCATGTTTTTATTTCTGGGAGAATTATTGAGAGTTATATAGAATAATATTGATAATATTTTAATTCTTTAATACGAAGGAGTTTTATGGAAGACAAGAATAAAGAAATGGTCATGGAAGTTAAAAAAGGGGATTTGGTATTTAAGTTTGAAATTCCTTCTGGAGCTTCTCTTGGAGATTGTTATGATGCTGCATTTGCAGTGGTGAGAAAGATAATATCTCATTTAGAAAAAGCAATTCCTACAGTCAATAAAGAAAAAGCAGAAGACAAGAAAGAAGAAGTAGCAAAGGGTTCAAAAGAATCTAAATAATAACTAAATGGAGTAGCAACTATGTTAAACGAGATTATAAGTTGCTGCTCCATTTTTATTTAAAGGATAGTAGTTATGGCAAATAAGACTGAAATAAGGGCAGGAGTTGAAACTCTTAGAAGTTTAGCTTTTGGTTCTATTGGTGCAGGTTATGCTGCAGTTGGAACTGGATTCTTAAATCCAGCAAGAATTATGGTTTTATCTAATATTACAGATGTTACTTTAACATTTTCTATGGATGGTACTAATGATCATTTTGTATTACCAAGTAAAGGATTTTTAGTACTTGATTTAACATCTAATAAAACATCTGATTCTGGTTTATTTTTCAAACAAGGAACAATTATATACGTAAAACAAACTGCTGGAGGTCCTGCAGAAGGATCGGCATACGCTTCTATTGTTTTTGGTGAATAATAAAACTACTTTAAAATTTAGGAGGCTATAATGTCGCAATCTGGATCTTTCGGAGGAAGCGATAGCGCTGGAACAGTAGAAACTTTAACTGGTAATGCTGGCGGAGCAGTAGGACCAGATTTACTAGGTGATATATCGATAGCTGGTGCTGGAGCTATAACAGTAACAGGAACTCCTGGTACTAATTCTTTTGAAATAACAACTTCTGCTGTTATTGGTGACTTTGTCACTGATGCAGGAACAGCTAACCCTGTACTTGGCGCTTTAAATATTCTTGGTGGAACTAATCTTAATAGTGCTGGAGCAGGATCTACAGTAACAGTCAATCTTGATGACGCAATAACACTCACAACTGTAAACGCTTCAACACTTAATACAAACGTTGCAGCTGCAGCGATAAATATTGCAGGAACTAACTTTGCGGGAGTTGGAACAGATGCAAATATAGATATAAACATAAGCGCTAAAGGTACTGGACATGTTATTATAAATGACCTTCAGCTAACTACAGATCTTGCTGTAACCGAAGGTGGAACTGGAGCTTCAACATTTACAGATCATGGCATTATTGTTGGACAAGCTGCAGCAGCTATGGTTGCTCTTGCTGTAGGCGCTACCGGTGAAATGATTATAGGTAACACTGGAGCAGATCCTAGTTGGAGCGCAACAGGTACTCTTACTACAATGAATGCTACAACGTTTGATACTAATGTAGCAGCCGCAGCGGTAACTCTATCTGCTACTTCATTGATTGCAGATGGAACTGACGCTGATATAAGCATTAATATTACTGCCAAGGGAACTGGGCAAGTAATTATTGACGATTTACAGCTCACAACTGATCTTGCTGTTACAGAGGGTGGAACTGGAGCTTCAACGTTATTAGACCATGGAGTATTAATCGGTTCAGGTACAGCAGCAGTTGAAGGTCTTACAGTAGGAACAAACGGTCAACTCTTAATTGGTGCAGCCGGCGCAGACCCAGCATTCGCTACTATGACTTCTTCTAGTGATGTACTTACGTTTACAGCTGGAGCTAATACTTTAGAGATTGTTCCTAGTGAAGCATTATTACATGCGACTGGATTTGCTACTTGGGGCGGAGCAGGAAACTACTATGACGATACTACCCTAGGGGAATTTGAGGTATTACGAGCTGGAACAGGTTATATAAAAGGTGTTCTTACTGCTTGGGCTGGCGCACAAACTGTAACAGGAATGACCGCTGGTAATACGTATTACATATATATGGATGATACGGGAACTATAGGTAAGACTACTTCTGGTGCACTTGCTACGTTCGAAGATTACATAGTTCTTTTTGAATGTTTAAGAGATTCTACTGGAACTAATATACAGTATACGGTTAAAGAAAATCATCCGTACGACTTCGATCCAACTATTTCTTTATACCTTCATGAAGTTATTGGAACAGTAATAGCAAACGGTGATCTTGGTGCAAATATTACATTAAATGGTACTCAAAAAATAGAGATTGTTGGTGCCGACGAGCTTTCTGACCATGGTTTGTATACGGATATTCCAGATAGTGCATCTACTGGTGTAGTATTTAATCAAATGTATACAGATGGATCAGGTAAATGGGCTACGTATCAGTCATCAGATACTTTTAATGGGTATTGGAATAGTGCTGGAACAGCAACAGCTCCTACTGGAAATAAATATAGTGCTTATGTTCTTTACGTATCAAAAGATGACTTAACAACAACTACTCCTACGTATTGGGCGGTTCTTGATGATCAAGAATATGCTAATTTAGCAGCCGCACAGGTATCAGTAACTGCTGGAACTTTATCTTATTCAACAAACGAGTTATCTAAATTAGAGCTTGCACAGCTTGGTTATATTATTTATAAGCAATCTACGTCTGAGATTATAGATGTTATTATTGCTAAATCAACTCTTAAAGAAGCTGTTTCTGGCGGAGCTGGTGCATCAGAGGCAGCACTTGTATCTACAGTAGTCACTAACTTTAACGGTATTTTATCTGCTTCAGATACTACTGTTCAAGTTGCTCTTGATACAATAGATGACTGGGGTGCTTCAACAACTGACCATGCCGTACTTATTGGTAATGGAGTTGGTGTTGCAATTGGATCAGTAGGCGTAGGAACAAACGGTCAAGTTTTAGTTGGAGC